AGTTCTCCATTTCCTTTGCGGCCCGTTCCGCTTCCCGTGCGTCCTGCCGCGCCCAGCGCCGATCCTGGCGGCGTTCCTTCGTGGTCTTGATCCAACCCATTACCCCACCTTCCAGGCCGCACGCGCCGAAAACGCATTGTACCAGCGTGTCCGGTATGCTGTCCTTTTTGATGAAGATAACCACCATTGCCACGATGAAGCACAGCAGGAACACGCCCAGCACGATCAAAATTTTATCCATAGCGCCCATGCGCTTCCCCGCCGTGGCGGGCGGCTTGTCCTTCTTCTGCTGCTTCCTGCCGCCCGTCTGGGCTGCTTTCAGCTTCACCGCCATACAAGCCAGCAGGCACAGCGTAACGCCGCCGAAAAAGCACAGCGCCGCCGTCATAGGGGCCGTAAGTTCCATTGCCGCCGCCCCCTACGAAATGCCGATCTTGGACAGGATGAAAACCACAAGGCCGCCCAGCAGGGCAGAAAACACGCACTTTACAGCCGTGCGCCACATATCGCCGTCCTTGTCTTCCAGTTTCTTTACGCGCTCCCCGATCGCGGCCTGTTCCTTGATCGTGGTGTCTACGCTGGTTTTCAACGCCTGGATCGTGCCTGTCAGGGCTGTAAGCTGCTGTACTACAATTTGGTTTACAGTGTTTTCCAGCTGCTCAATGCGCTTGTTCTGCCTGTCGTTTTCATCTTCCAGGCGTTTGTTTTCCGCTGTCATTCGCCGGGCAAATTCTTCATGCTCCGCCCTTGTCAGCGCCCCTTCCATGTCCGTTTACCTCCTTTTTGTAAATCTCGTTCAGTTTTTGCGCCATACCATGACTGTTAAAGTGCTTCAAGGCCCCCTTATAGGAAGCCACTGTGCGTTCCATGCCCTCCCGGTCAATTTCTCCGGCGGCGTATGCTGCAAAAACGTATTCAAGCCGCTTCACCATCTTTCTCGCGGTCTTCCGCCGCAGTTTTACGTGTGTTGCCCACACCCGGAAGCCCACAAATTCCGCACCCATGCTTACGGGCCGGATGCAGGTCTTATTGTTTAGGTTCAAATGCAGTTCGCTTTCCAGAAAGTTCGCAATCTGATTTTTCACCCGTTCCAGGTGCTTTTTGCTGTTATGGAGTATGATCACATCGTCCATATAGCGTATGTAATAGTGCAAGCCCAGCTGGTGCTTGCAAAACTGATCCAGCTGGTCTAAATACAGATTTGCAAACATTTGACTGGTCAAATTCCCTATGGGCAAGCCCACATCCGCCAGCATTTCACTAAACGCAACATCCCCAATGTCCGCGCCCATCGGCAAACCGAAATGGGTATCTTCGCAGTTCACTATACCTTCCAGGATTTCCAGCAGGTCTTCATCTGCTATTTTCTTCCGCAAGATCCCCATTAAAATTTCATGGTCTATCCTGTAGAAGTATTTTGAAATATCCAATTTTAGGTAATAGTATTTTCCCGGCTTCCGGCTTACCTGCCGGAACCAATATTGCAGACGCGCAACCGCTTTGTGCGTCCCCTTTCCATTCCTGCAAGCGTAACTGTCATAAATAAACTGCTTGTCCAATAGCGGGTTTAATTGCCTGTAGATCGCGTGCTGTGCCACGCGGTCTTTGAATTGAAGGGCCATTATCAGGCGGCGCTTTGGCTCATACACATAGAACATTCTGTAGCGGCCCACTTTGTAGGTCTTCCAGATAAATTCGTTTTGTAACTCAATCAGGTTTCCTTCCAGATTTTCCGTATAAACCATAATATCCGGCCTGCCCCTTTTCCCGCGTATCCCGGCTTTGTAGGCATCGAAAAGGTTTTCAAAGTCAAATATTTTCGGGAATAGGTTTTTGATCTTGTTCACGCGGATAACCTCCCACCGCAAACGCCGCACAAACCAGCGCTGGGCGCACCCCAGCGCCAGACGTAACAAATTGACGGTTTCCCGATCCGTCTTTCGGGCTTTCGCCTTACTAACTGTTTTTGCGGCAATATAATATTTCTCCTGCGGCCTTGCCAGGCCATCGGACAGGAAAAAGGCCCCTTATACCCAATCGCACGGGACGCGGGCACGTATGCACCGCGCCTTCTGGCTGTATTGGGGTTAAGCGGAACGGAAGCCCACATTCACGTTGACGTTGGAGCGCAGGTTGTTCAAATTGACAGCAGACGGCCCGCCGTTCGCGTGATTGTTGAAGCTGGAACCCCGGATCGGCAACCGCTAGGAACGTTAAATGGCCTTTTCCCTTTCTATAAAAAGAACGGCGTTTAGCCGCTCTTTTTACCCTTGGAAGCGTTGTTCAAGTATTTTTCGTAGTTTCCGATCATGCCGCCTAGTTGATTGATCATTTTTGCCCAAATTTCATACCTGCGGAACGGCAAGCAAGGCTTTTTGTCCGGGTACATATCCTTGTCAGCCGCCAGGCGGATCAAATGCCGTAAAATATCAACTTCTGTGTCCAGTTCGCCCAGCGTGGTTTTCTTGTAGTGCTTATTTTCCAGTGTGATCACATGCCGCAAAATTGCGTATTCGCATTGCCGTATGTCAAGTGCCAGTCCATTTCTTTCATACCTGGGGAAATCCTTTAGGCAGATATTCCCGTACTTGATGATTTCATAGACTTTATTTTTCATTCGGAAATCTTCCGCTTTTGCGTTCTGCGCGATCCCGTCCAGCTGCGGCAACTGTTCTCCCGGCGCGGCATTTCTCTGTTCCATAATACTTTCCCTTGAATTTCAAATTTTCGGGGGACTTGCTGCCGCAAGCCCCCCCAGTTTTCCGGTGTCCGGTTTACAGTTCTACATAAGCGGAACGGAAGCCCACACCCACGCCGACGTAGGAGCGCAGGTTGTCCAAAAAGACAGCAGACGGCCCGCCGTACGCGAGATTGCCGAAGCCGGAACCCCGGATCGGCAACCGCTCCCCGTTGTTCCGCGCCCAGAAGTGATCGCCGCCGTAGGCTGCGCCGCCGTCAGGGAAAAGCCCCATTGCGATCAGGATTTTGGGGATGGTCAGCCCCGCCGCCGTCTTTGTGTCCTTAAATACGCAGTTGGCATCGTTTGCGTCCGTTGTCCGCGTGGTTACGCTTGTATTGATCACAATAGCTGCGCTGGCCGCGCTTTCACGGTCAATTTTCAGTGTGCCCGCCGCCCCCGGCTCCGCAAGCGAGCCGTCCGCCTTGATCGCTTTCCATTCGGTGGACGCGGCGGCCATACTGCATGTAGATTTCATGGAGTTGCCATAGGGGATAATCTGGATCTCACCGTCCAGTAGGCGGAAACCCGCCACCCACTCCCAGACATTGCCGCAAAGATCGGCAATGCCCGCCGGGCTGTGATCGTGGTTCCAGGTTACGGGGCCGCTGCCCGTTGCCGTGCGCCCTCCGTTTTCGTTGTTATAATACGTTGTGATCCCCCGCTCATGCGGATGCGTCCAGCTGGCGCTCCAATTCGTGTTGCCACGGGGAACGGTTTTATTTTTCTGGCTCCACAGGTTCAGTGCGGCAAAAATGCCATTCTGGTTCAAATGCCAGCCGTTGCCCTTCTTCCGGCAGGCGGTGAGCGCCGTGTCAAAGTCCAGCACCGCCGCCGGGTCTTTTGCCGCCAGGGAGTAGGCGCGATCGTGCTTGATGATATTCGGGTACTTGGATACCCAAATCACATCTTTTTCCACGCCATCCACAATCCACCAGGGCAAAACCTCCTGCGTGCCGTCCGTGATAATGTCGGAATACTTCATTTTCGGCACGCCCACCATGATAGAGGGATAGCCCAGATCGTCCAGGATCACGCGGTTGTTTGCGCCGAACGCGGCCACCGCCATTGCCAGATCGTCAAAATTGTTCGCCATTTTCTTTATTCCTCCATTCCCCATAGATAAAGTGTACAGCGGGACACGTCAAACGGCTGCGGCACGCGCACGGTTCCCATTCCCATGACGGGGCCGCCGTCTTCGTCCCGCCCGATCTCCATTTCCTTTTCCTGTTCCTCATACCTGCGGGCCGGGATCACAATCTGGGCGGCGTAGTTGTGGGCGTTGCCGCCCGTGCCCATCATAAGGCCCTGATCCTTGTCCGCCGTAATGTCCAGCACGGTTTCTTCGTCCCGCTCCCGCGTGGACAGTTTGACGGAAAGATCATCGTCCCCGAAAATGATCTTTTCCCCGCTCACCCGGTATTCCAGGTGCTTTCCCGGTGTCTTCTCGATCACGTTGATTTTAGCCACGTCTTTTTTCCTCCTTCATGATTTCCTTGCTTCTGGCCGCAATCACGGCGGCGGCTTCCCGCTGTTCCGAGGTTCCCTTGCCGGATACCCCGTAAGAGCGCAAAACCGCCGCTTCATGCTGCCGCCGCGCTTCCGATTTGATATGAACGTTAGCCACTGTAGAAGCCCCCCTTTACGTGAAGTTTCAGCGTAACGCTTGTGGCGCTCCCGTAAAATTCCACCTTAAAGCCGTTCGCCAGTTTGTCCGAAACGGACACGCCTTTAAGGCTGCCGCCCGCCACGCTCACCACTTCCGGGGTTACTGTGTATTCCCCGTTATTGCGGCGCACGGCCAGGGCAACCGTTTTTTTGCTGTTGTTAAACGGGTACTGTTCGGAATTGTTCAGCGTCACGTGGAGCGTTTCCCCGGCCAGGTCTTCCAGCTGCTGCCGGGCGTGCCGGGCCATAACCAGCAGGGCCGCCGCTGTTTCGTGGGCTTCCGAAATGCCGCATTCCATGTGGTTGAAGTTTTTCGCGCTCTGGGGGGTTCCCTCCTGTAAAACCTCCCCTTCCACAGGGATATGCGTGATCGTTCCGTCCCCGTTGTCCTGTTCTGTGTAGCGGTCTTCAAATTCCGTTACATGGTCAAGCCACTGTTTTTCTGTGTACACGGTTTACACCTCCTGTTCCAAAAACTTAAATGTGAAGCGGTACAAAACCCCTTCCTGGGCTTCTTCCAGAAGAATCCCTTCCCCCTTCGTGGCCCACAGCTGGCGGTTTTTGTTGTACAGCTGCACTTTTTGGACGGTCACGCTTCTGCTTTCCTCCGGCGTGATCTGGATATACACCGCTACGCGCCCGTCTTTCATCCGCTCCCGGCGGTGGATCGGGCATTTGATTTCTTCCCCGTCCACCGTTACCATGGCATAGGCAATAATATCATCCAGAAACGTTTTCACGTCCTCAAATGCCTGGGGTTCCAGCATGGTTTTTCCTCCTTCCTTACAATTTCCGGGGACTTCCGCACCGCTTAGAATTATACTTAAACGCCCTGCCCTCCACCGTTCCGGCCCCGTCTTCGTCCGCTATTTGCGGTATGACGTTCCGGCCCGGCGCTGTCCCCGCAATGGGCACGGCATACGTGCTTCCTTCCACTTTCGTTTCTGTAACTACTTCCGCCGCCGCAATGGCGCTTTGTACGGCCCTGCGCGGCTCTGTACCTGCTTCCACAGTTCCCGCCCGTGTGTTTGTATACCTTGACGCTTCCGCTCCCGTCTGGGCGGTTATATGGGCTTCCTGGGCATTGAACACTGTAGCGCGGCGGGGGGCGGTTCCGGCCTGGGGGGTATTGTAGACAACCGCCGCCGCTTCTGTTTCCGCTTCCACCGCCGTTTCCCTGCCTTTGAAAATAACATTGCGCTGCGGCATCGTTCCGGCTTGCGGGTTGTTGTAGACAGCCGCCGCCGCTTCTGTTTCCGCGATCAGGCTTGCTTCCGCCGCACCGCCAGAAACGGCCCTGCGCGGTTCTGTACCAGCTTCCACGGTTCCCGCCTGGGTGTTTTTATACCCATAGGCCGCACGGCCTGCCTGGATGGTTATGCGGTCTTCCCGGCCCCGGAAAACAACATTGCGCTGCGGGATGGTTCCGGCTTGCGGCGGAGTGAAGATAAACCCCGCCGCCGCCGTGCCTATGATAATAGCGGCGTTTGCCACGCCGCCGATCATAATCCGGTATGGATGCGTCCCGGCCCGCAGCGTATCCGTTAGCGGGTTGTGGTACACAAAATAATCTGTGTGCGTCTGTATGATGCAGGTAATCCGCGCCTGGTACACCACGCTTTCCAAATGGGAAGACAGGCGCTTATACATATAGACGGCCTGCACAAGCCGCTTGAAGCTTACGGTTATGTAGCTTTCCGTAACGTCACAAACAATCCTGAAATGATGCGGTTCCCCTCCATACTCAAACCATTCTTCCACTTCACTTTCCGGCCACACGCTCCCCAGCGCCGTTTCTACAGCGTACTTTGTCCCCATGCGCTTATGCACCCGAACACTGTTTTTTACAACTTCCCGTTTCACCTTTAGCGGCATATCGTAGTCGTACCAGTCAACGTGCATATCATAGGCCAAAATATCCACCAGCGCTTCCGGCAGTTCGTCAAATCGCGAATAGATCAGCACATCGTTAAGATGTCCGCTCACTTTCAGCGCTTCCGCCGCAAACCCTTTCGCCAGCGCGATCATTTTCGGGTCATGCTGTAGGGCTGTCGGAAAAATCTGTGTGAAGTCGATACTATAAATATCGTTATTCATCCTCTGTTCCCCCGTTCAGAACCGTTTCCCCGGTCAGCCGGGCCACGGACGTTTCGGGGACAACCGTAAAATCAGGCTTCCGGATCTCCGCCCTTTTCAGTCCTGCTTCCATCAAGAAATTGTGCAAACGGGACGGGTTAATATCCCGCCCCATCTTTTCCGTTTGCCATTTGATATATGCGGCCACAGCGCTTCTTGCGTCTCTTTCAATGATCGTGCTGCTGGTTTGGCTGTAGCGCGGAAGATAGATTGTCACATCAACAGAAAAAGGGACTTCTTCTGGCTTTGACACGATCACCCTATCTGTCAGCGGTCGAACCGTGCTTGCGTTCAAAGCGTCTTGAATTTCCTGCATGGTTGCTTCCGTGGGCATTTCCCCGCCATTCAGCAGCACCCGTATATCAACCAGCCCCGGTTCCGGGCTTGTGGCAGTCACGTCCGCAATGGCTGTTGAAACGCTCTTGACGTGGTAAATATACCCGCCTACGGGGCCAGCTGTGCTAAACCCTTCCATGCTTTCCCGCAAGCGCTCATAGTAGCTTTGATCGCTTTCCTTGTCCGCGCCGCCAGCTGTCCGCGTGATATTCTCCACTTTCCAATAAAAGTCGTAGGTGTCCATAATTTCTTTGATCTGCCCGGCTGCAATGTTGTTTCCTACGATCCCCGGCGTAAGGCATTCGCCCAGAATGTCCCCGTATTCCTCCCCGGCTTTGATTTCCAGTTCTTCCGTAGTTGCAAAAACAATTTCCCCGTCAAAGTTGATCCGCGTGCCCTGCGGCACAATGACGCTTTGCGGCTGCGGCTCCGAAATGTGGAAGCGGAAAATGGCGGTTGCCCTTGCTTCCGGCAGGCGGAACGTGTCTTTGAACAGCTCCCCCAGGCTGTCCAGGTATTTCCCGTTTGCGTAGCGCGGCACGTTCTTTTTTGCGGTTTCGTTGATTATAATCCGTTGCTGGACGATGATTGCCGCCGTATAGGCTATATACAGCCGTTCCGGGGAAGCCGGATAAACTTTTTTCTTCTTCCCGGTCATTTTCTCATACATCAGTTCCCACAGCGCAATCAGGCTGTTTTCTATGGTTTCCGTGTCGGTTTCCACAAATTCAATATCTGGATATTCCCGCTTAATCAACGTCCCGCACCCCCTCAATTTCAACCGTTATATCCATGTCACCGCGAACGTTGCCTGCTTCCACCGTGATTTCCCCCAGGATCGCCCGCGGTTCGTACTGTTCAAACTGATCGTGGATATTCGCCACGATTTCATTTGCCACCACGTTTACAGGGCGGTGCAATCGGTCTGTGTTCATGCCCAGTCCCCGTATAAACGTCACAGACTTTAAGTAACTGTCAAGGATGATCGCGCCGTTTATCAGCACTTCTTCTTCCACCGTCTGCGGGTCAAGGCAAATATCTTCCAGAATTTTTCCGTTGTTCTTCAAAATCCACGACACGGCGGCTACCTCCTGGCGTATTCTTTCAGTGACAGCGTGGTATTTGCTGCCCAGCAGTTCCCCCGGTTGTCAAATGTCTTCAATTCTGCGGACATTTTGGTAATGGCCCATTTATAGCCCCCGTAGACGTGGCCGCCCAGCACCAGACGTTCCACCGTCCCGCTTCTGATCATGGCCCGCAACCGCTCCACTTCCTGTATCGGGTTCGTGCCCAGGAAGACAGAAAACTTAATGGGCAGGTTGATTGTTTCCGGGTCAGGCCCCAGAAATTCCAGAAGATCCGGCATCATGTGC